CGCTTTAAAAACAATTAGATCACATTTTTTACCTTTTTTAATAGCACTGTCAAAGTGTACTTTATTGAAGATGTTGTATCTGGTGATCCAATTTTCATGAATCCTACAATCATCTTCGCACATAGTTCCTGATCCAATAATCAGTACTTGAGGTGAGAGATTCTCAGTTTTTTTCATTTTTGGTTAGTTGAATTACTATTACCATTACTATATTACTTTAGTATTTTCATTTTTGCAAAGAAAAAAATTTTCATTTTCATATTTCGGCCTTTAATTGCCCTTTAATAGAACTTACGTTAAGTTGAAAATATCGTTTATTTTTTGCAAAAAATGACTAAAATCCTCAATAAATTCAGTAATAGCAATAGAATCACTATATCATTTAGTACAAATGAACTACTATTTATTCTAACTTCATTATTAAAATTAATAAGGTTAGATAAAAGTAATATTAAATATAATTTTAGAATTTACAAGATAATTGATAAAATTATGTTGACAATAAATAAAATCTAATGTTACACTTTAGTAGGGAAAAACATTTTTCAAACCCTACTAAAAAAAATCATGTCAAATCCTATCGCTTCACCCTATGCAGATTTTATCCAGGAACAAAAAAAGCAAAAGTATTTAAAAAATATGGATTGTTTAATGGTTTCTAATTATCATGTAAAATATTATGAGATTATAATTGAACTTCAAAAATCAATTATTAATACTCTACATAAAAATAATAATAAAATATTAAATAAGAATATTTTAGAAAAAATAAATGATGATATTAATAAAGTTTTACCATATTCTGAATATGGTTTTAAGGCATATCATAAGAAACCTAATAATATTTGGGATAAAAATAAAATTTATATTTATAGTCATAAATCAAATGATTTTAAAATAGATGAATTTATTGCTGATGTTATTATTTCAGAAAGTGCAAAAGAAAGAAAAACAGAAACATTATTAAAATCTGAAAAAATAAATTATGATATTATACATAATTTAAATGTAAGAACTTTTGCAAGTAATATTCAGGAAAAACAAAAATGGGAAAAAATAAAAGCTAGTTCTTATGATATACAATATAGAATAGATCAAATTAATAATCTTAAAAAAGAATTAGATAATTTTGTAAAATTATTTGATGATAGTGAAGGTTACAAACATACAAATTATAGTGTTATGGAATTAATAAAAGATCATCCAAAACATAGTGATAATATGAAAAGTTGGTTGAGAAAACAAAATGAATATCTTATTAGTTATGAACAATTTAGAAAAGAGAATAAGTAAGTTAAATTAAATATTAAGTATTGTTACAGTAAGACTACTATACTACACTAGTAGTCTTTTTTATTTGGTAAAATTAAAAGTAAGGAGACAAAATTTAGTCTCTACTATAAAAAACATTATGAAAGTATTTCTACTACTTCTTGCTACTTCTATCCTTGGGTGGCAATATCTAACAGTTACTTCTACATTAAAAAGTAGAATCCAGGAAAGAACTAATCAAATTGATTATGTAATTAATGAATACTTGGGAGAAATCTAACTATGGATATCTTACAAGAATACATTATGTTCGATGAACAAAAAGACGTAGACAAGTTTTTTGACATCGCAAAATCAAAAGATTTAAATTTTGCTAATAACATACATGACTATATGTTTATGTATAGATCAAAAAATGAATTGTATTTCAAAAATAGAAATACGAGAAAAACAATTTCTTATAGTTATTAATTAATTATGGATTCTGAAATTTTAAAATGGATAGAGAAAGCACCAAAAAGTATTTCTTTATCAGGAAGTAAAACAAGTTTTTACAATGGAGAAAAACAATTAAAATTATTTTTTAAATTACAAGAAAAATAATTATGTTTATTATTGATTCTCTATTAGTTGTTAGTTCAGTTATTTTAATTGCTGAATTGAATGATAAAGTTACTATCTATTTAAAAAATAGAAAGTATTAAACAAAATTAAAAATTAAATTAATCCTATTGTAAAAGATAGGATTTTTTTTTATGCAAAAAATTATTATTAGAAATTAGTTTTTATTGTTTGGATTTTTTCTTTTCTTTCTCTTAGTCTTGTAAATAGTTAATTTTAATTTTCTTTTGGTACGCTTGCCAACTTCCCAACAGTTACCAGGAAAAAAAGACAATGTGATGTAAGAAAAAATTATAAACAAAAAAAAAATTATGTGTATTGGGTTCTTCTTCCCGATCTCCCAGGCCTTCCCGACTTCCCACCCGATGCGACAGCCTAGGGGAGGTGTAGCAAAACTGTGTCAAATATGTGATAGAGCCCTGAACCTACTGATAAATCTAAAAATTATTTGCCTCTACATTATTTATTATAGTACTATACTACAATAGTGTCAACTATCTTTTTGATCTTCTATTCGTATAGAGAGTTCTGGGGCATTTATGTTTACAGTCTCCACGCTCTCCCCTACTACTTTACCTAATGAGTCTAATATCTGAGCAGCAGTTTGGAACTGACCTTTTTTGCAAGCCTTATCAAAAAGTCTAACCCTCATAGCCTGTAGTCTAGCGATCATATTTTCTCTATCCTTTTGCCAATCCTCTTCATTCCACTTTGTCACTTCCTTCCAATCATTCCAAGCAGTTTTCACACAAACCCCTTCTCTGGAAGAATGTTCTAAAACAAGATGTCTTGCTGGCAAACCTTCCAACTGCCTCCTGTATAACCTTTGCCTTCTCTGCTCTATAACCATATCTGGCGATCTACCAGGATTTCTTTTCTTTGGAACGGATCTATCGTCAAAATTCTGTAGGATTGCTTCTGTCACGGACTGAAACTTATGTTATTAATTGAATAATAACCTTAAAATAGCAAATTAGTCGATAAAAACTACAAAATAAATTAAAATTAGGGTTATTTTGTACTACATGAGTGTAAAAACACGAGAAAACTTAACATTGAGATGGGCCCAGGGGGAGGTGTTCAACGCAAAAAACAGATTTAGGGTATTGGTGGCTGGCAGAAGATTTGGAAAATCCTATTTATCCTGTATTGAACTTGTAAACGCTGCGATTAAAAGACCAGGCGAAACATATTTCTACTGTGCCCCTACATATCGCATGGCAAAAGACATTGCTTGGAAGGAATTAAAGAAACTCGTGCCAAGAGAGTGGATTCAATCAAAAAATGAAACAGATTTAAAAATTGAACTGATAAATGGTTCACTTATCGAACTAAAGGGAACAGAAAACGCAACCACGTTAAGAGGTCGAAGTTTAGCTGGTGTTGTTTTAGATGAGGCAGCATTTATGGATTCTGATGTGTGGTTCCAAGTTATCCGACCAGCATTAGCAGATAAACAAGGGTGGGCATTATTCATTTCAACACCTGATGGCACGGCAAGCTGGTTTTACGATTTATGGTGTTACGTTCCAGAAGATGTAAGTGGTGATTGGAAAAGATGGAGTTTTACCACGATAGACGGGGGCAACGTTCCAGCAGAGGAGGTTGAAGCAGCGAAGGCCCAACTAGATAAAAGAACATTTAAGCAGGAATTTGAGGCAAGTTTCGAGAATCTTACGGGATTGGTAGCTGTCAGTTTCAGCGATGACAATATTAGTGCTGAAGTCCAGGATTTACAGATGTTGCCATTAATTTTGGGATTGGATTTTAACGTTGACCCCATGGCGGGAATTTGTGCGGTAAAGCATAACGACTGTCTTTATGTATTTGACGAAATCATGTTGACGGGTGGAGCTACAACTTGGGATTTTGCGGAGGAGGTTATTAGAAGGTATGGGGTAGATAGGCGAATTATTGCTTGTCCAGACCCTACTGGTAGTGCAAGAAAAACAAGTGGAGTTGGAGTTACGGATCATAATATTTTGAGGAGGTCTGGATTTACAGTTATGAGTCCAAAATCTCCCTGGAAAATAAGGGATAAAATTACTTCTATAAATACAGCTTTGTATGATGCAAACGGAGATCGCAGAACATTTATCCACCCACGTTGTAAAGAATTAATAAAGGCATTGCGAACTTTGACATATGCACCAAATACTGGATTACCTAATAAGAATTTAGGTGTAGATCATGCTTTTGACGCTTTTGGTTATCTTTGTCTACAGCAATTTAACCTTGCCAAACCAGAGACACTCGGCCAAACTTCGTTTAGAATATATTAAGATACCTAATTCTTATCATGCCTTATCACACTGGAATGAAGAAAAAGAAGAAGAAAAAGAAGGGAGGTAAAAAGAGAA